GGTATGATGCCCCGTGGTGGGGCAGGTGTCAAGCGGGTTTGGCGATTGCTTGCGTTGCGCCGGAGATTGCTGCGTCGCGGGCACGCCACTTGTCGATGATGGGCTTGAACGTCGGGGGGAGGTTCTGACTGACGGCGAGGTTGCGGGTCTTGAGGTCGGCCATCGGGTTGGCTGTGTCCCACTTCCACTTGTCGCCCTCGCGAACGGTCAGGATCACATCGGAGAACATCGCTGGGATCTTCGGCGCGAGCTTGTTGCCCAGGGTGCTGACCATGAGCTTAACCCCGCCGAGGATTTCGTCCTTTTCGCGTTCGACGTGAGCCAGCAGGATGAAGTGGCAGCGGGTGTTGTTGCAGAGCTTGGAGAGCAGGGTTTCGACCTGCTGCTGGGCCAGGCCCCAATCGGGCATGGAGCGGACTGGTTTGCCGCCGATGACTGCGAGCATGGAAGCAGTGTTGATGCCTGTCAGACCGTCGATGACGACTGCGCGCGTGGTGTCGAACTTGTCCACGGAGCCGAAGCTCTGGCCGGTGCGCTGATCGGTGAAGTTGTTCAGCACCTCGTACAGCGAACGGAACTGGTTGTACTTCGAGCGGTTGGTGTCCTGGAGCTTCGAGAGCATTTCCAGGCTCATGGTGTTGACCTTGGTCGCCGTGTCGAGCAGCTCGCCGAAGCTCGCGTCCGGGGCCTTGACGATGTGCCAGTGGAGGTTCGGGGGGACTGGCAGACCGCGATCGACCCAATAGCCGAGCAGGGCTTCGAGCCCGGGCTCCAGGGCGGTGTAGAAGACTTCAATACCGGCGTCAACCAGCGTGCCGATGGCGTGGGTTTTGCCGGTGCCGGCTGGGCCCATGAGCAAGCAATTGAGGCCGGGGAGGCCGGCAGCGACTGCGGGGGCGATCGGGGTGGGGGTGGGTGCTGTCATTTCAGACCTTTCGCTTTATCCCGCAGGGAGCGGGAGAGGATCAAGAGCTCCTGACGGAGCCGGTTTACTTCGCGGAATTCCTCCGCGGAGAGCTTGGTGGCGTTGCAGCTGAGAGCGCTGCAAAAATTGGCTTCCGCGCCTTCGGCGATCCGCATGAGCCAAGCGAGCTGGCGTTGGCGGATCTGCGCGTCGGAGGGAAAGCGGCCGTTGCAGTCAGGGCGTTTGCGGCGATTTCGCATGGAGGGCCTTGTCGAGGGCTGCGAGGTGGAGGGAGAGTTCAGCTCGGATCAGGGCTTCGGGCGCTTCCGCGTGGAAGCGGTGATCGGGGTAATGCCAGATCGAGCCGGGTGGGCTGATACCGTCGGAGGGGCAGCGGGAGCACACCCCGCTGACCATGCGCCAGGAAGACTGTGAGCCGTCGGCGCGGTACACCGGGCAGTGGGCGTAAGCTTGCCCACACACCCGACAGAAAAAGCCGGTGGAGAGCGGCCAACCCCAGGCATCGCGGTCGAGCTGCACAGCACCGCGCTGGGTGGTGCCGAGATAGCGACCTTCGAGGAAGAAGTCTTGACGCATAGATCGAGCGGAGTATTGGCTTGTTACTCCGGGCGGTTAACGTAAGTAATGCCCAGATTTAATTTCCCAAGATTTCCTAGCACAGCAAGCTTCGAAAAAATCTTTGGAACGCTTAAGGTAATTTCCTTCCGAATCCCGCGCAGTCCAATAAATATTTCCGCTTTTATTCTCCTTATAAACACCACGAAGACCAGCTTGCCCAACCGCGTGCGCAGTGGTGCCGCCAGTCGCCGCCCAATAAGCCATGTTTTCAGCGTGGGTACCGACTTTTAGGTGGTTTGGGTTGCAGCATAACTTTGTGTTGCACTTATGCATAACTTCTAGGTTTTTCGGAATGACCCCAAAAACGGCTTCGTAAGCTATTCGATGCGCTCGCAGGATTTTCCCGCCAACACGCACACGCCCGTAACCATTTTTGAAGGTACAACCTGTAAAAATCCAGCACTCTTCGAATTTTCTCAATTTTGGTTTAACCTGGGTTTCAAAGACGTTGAGCATAAGGATACTTTCAGAGTTACGATTTAGGGATTATAGGAATGCAATGAATACACGGCAATACCTCAGCCATTAAAACCCCAGCTCTTCTCCCACTCCTCGACGCTGAGCTGCCGGCGCGCCAGCGGGTCCCAGACCCGACGCTCGAAATAAATCGGCAGCCAGCTCTCGGGCTCGGGGGACTTGCAGACCTCAACCATCGAGCAGCCACCGTACTCGCCGCAGGCGTGATCGAGGTTGTAGTCCCAGCGACCTTCCTGCCACATGGCGATGGCCCGGGCGATATCGCGCTGGGTCTGCTCCTGCCAGCGGTCGAGCTCGTACTGACTGCGGTGGGTGATGGCCTGCTGCGTGTCGTACTTGGTCTTGAGGATGCTGACACCGCGGACGATTGCGCCTGCGGCTTCGATCCCAGCTCGACGCGCGGCCCAGACGTAGCCGGTGAACTGGCTGCGCATTTCCCACTGCTTTGACCAGCTCGCGCCCAGCGATGATGTGGTCTTCTCGTCCACGACGTAGATCCCGTTCATGTACTCGGCCACGAGGTCGCTGCGGCCGGTGTAGAGGATTGGGTCGCCGGTCAGGGGGTGGACGATATCCAGCGGCTCGGCGAAGGAGAATTCGATCGCGTTCTTGCCGCCGACTTGGTGCGGGAGCATGCCGTCATCGCCCAGGGGGTAGGAGGCGAGGTAAAACTCCAGCGCACCGCACATGCGTTCGAGGGACTTGGCGGAGTCGCTGGGGCAGGCGAAGTCGCCGTAGGCTTCCATTAAGGCTTGCAGGCCCAGGGCCTCGGCTTCGTCGCGGCTGACGCCGTGGTCGAAAAAGGCCTTGCGGGCAACTTCGATGCCCTTGGCGAAAGCCCCGCCAGCGACCAGATGGACGGATTCGGCCTTGGGCTTCCAGTGCTCGACGTAGGTGCGGAAGCACTTCTGCGGGCAAGAGCGGAAGGCTGCGAGCATCGTCGAGTCCCAGGTATGTGGGAACATCGGGCGACCGCGCGGAGCGGTCTGAGCGGTCGGGGTGTCGAAGTGGCCGTGGACTTCGGCGGTCATGAGAGGGTGGGTCATTTTGCGCTGCTTTCTACATCAAAGGTAATCGCCAACAAATCCTGCTTCCGGGCTTGCAGCTCCATCAGAGCCTTGTGCATTTCCGCGGTCTTGGCCTGGATCGCTGCGTCGAGAGACTTGACGGCTTGCTCGCGCAAGGTGTCCGCGTGCGGCAAAGTGAACGGGACGCGGGCCACGATGATGCCGGGGACTTCTTTGTCGGGTTCGCCGTACAGCACATCTTCACCACGCGCGACGACGTTAACGTCCCAGGAATACAGCCGCGCTGTCGAATCCTTGGCCAAGCGTTCAGCGGCTTCGGGTAAAAGGTAAACAATAGCTTCCATGATTTCTCCTGTGATATCGCTACAGGGGCGTAGCCGAAAACCCCCGCTGCCGGGGGCTTGATGGCTGCGTCCGGGTTAGCCGCCGAAATCAGCTGCATTAAGCAGATTACGAGCGCGGTCGTATTGCAGGCGCAATTGAACACCCGCTGCCGTATTCGGAGCTTCGTCAAGCAGGTCTTGGAACTTGTTGTAAAGCTCTATGCGGTTCAGCCCACGCGTCCAGTCGCAGAGATCGGCCGCCGTGCGTCCAGTACGCCGACCGGAGCTGATCACAACAGATCCAGCAGGGCCTGCCCGTCGGGCTTCGTTTTCGTAGTGCTTTTGCTGCGCGAGGATGCGAGCTTCGATTTGGCTGAAGTCGGCGCCGCTGATACCGCACCCCGTGTTTCCCGAATCAGCGCGATCGCGCGCTTCATATCGTCCAGTGTCGCTTCCCCGGAGTTCACCTTCGCGCGAATAGCGTTGATTTCCATCAGGTAGGATGGGTCGGAGAAGCTCCGCGGCGCGAGTGTTTGAGCGGGTAACTGCGTGGACAAAAGCGCCGATGGTGTAGGGGCTTGCAGAGCCGCTGCCTGCTCGTCCAGGTTGCTGGGAAGAAAGCTCATGAGGGATCCTTTCAAAGTCGATGACGGCCTGCTTGCGCAGCTCTTCGGCCGTCGGGGTTGGCTGGGCTGTGACCTTCGCCCCAAGCCGGGGCAGCGGGTCGATGGCGTTCAGGGTCGTGAGCATAGAGAGCTTGGACATACAGCGCCTTTGTGGGTTTTGGTTGATGAACGGTCGGAGTATACCCGGGTTATTCCGGTCGGTCAATACTCCGACTCCCAGATTTAATCCCCCAGGACCAATCTCTTCCGCGCGCGGGTGATTGCGACGTATAAGCAGCGGAGGGCTTCTTGGCGGTTCCTGTTGAGCAGGATATCGGACCACAAGACAAAAGCATTCTCGTACGTCGAGCCCTGCGCGCGGTGCGCTGTGATCGCGTAGGCATGACGAATGCCGTGGAAGGCCTCGATGAAATCCCAGAAATTCCGCCACAAGCGGCCGTTGGCTTTGGCCAACAGCGCGAGGTCGTCCTTTTTCCGTGTCCAGGCGGCGGCCTCTGTCGGATCTGCCGCGCGGGCGACTACAACCCGGTTGGTGTCCAGCGCGATGCGGAGGGAGTAGCAGCGGAACTCCGGGTAGACCGGGTGCTGCTCCAGGGTGACGGCTTCGACGATCCCCTCGTCGTCAGTCGAAGCGATCGGCTCGTCGTCGAGATCCCGCGCGGGGCTGGTGAAGATCACGCGGTCGCCGACGACGAAGGGGGCTTCGACCCCGGGGAAGACCTTTGCGCGGATCAGCGCGTTGAGCCGATCGACCTCGACATTGCGCCAAGCGATGGCCTTGGCTGTCGTGCCATCGGAGAACCAGCCCATCCCGGCCTTGTCCAGGATCAGGGCCTCAAACCGCCGGCGGTCGAGCTTCCACACCCCCTCGCTGTTGTCGTTATCGCTGCGGAGCTGGATGTTGCTGACCGCCCGGCCCATCTGCCCGCGCAGGGTCGTGGCCAGGGTCAAGATCTGGTTATCGTGCCGCATGACCTCGTTCAGCTCTGCCAGCGTCGGGATGGCTTCGACCGGCGATCGGTCTTCCTTCACCGGCGGGAGCTGGTACGGATCGCCGACGAACAAAAAGCGCACGCCGGTGGTGGTCTGCGCGGCCTTGATGGCGGCCATGAGCGCACTGTTGACCATGAAGGCTTCGTCAACGACAACCAGGGAGTACGATGAAAGGTCAACGGGGTCTTCGGGCTGGCTGAGCTCCTTGACCTCCCCGTTGGCTTCGAGCCGCAGGCCGAGCAGGGAATAGATCGTGCGACAATCGGGCTTGTAATCGTCGGCGGTCAGCGCCTCGCGCAAGCACTTGACGGCCTTGTTTGTCGGGGCGGTCCAGACGACGCGACCGCGCGGGCGGACGATCGGGAGCTGGCGGAGGAGGAAGGTCTTGCCCGCACCAGCGACGCCGCGGAAGGTGCGCAGGGGCTCGGCTGAGCGGTCATCAAGCCAGGCGATGATCGCGTCGAGGGCTGTGGTCTGCGCCGGGGTCAGCGCTGGACCGTCAGAGAGCTTTTTTACGTTTGAATTCATGGTTGAAGCCTTTGAAGTAAAGGGGAAATGTCTGCCGGGTCGGGGTGATCCAACCTTCATGCAGGGCGAGAGCGACGAGCTGGGCGCGCGTCGTGCAGTGCAGATCCTTCATCATGATCTTCACCGCGTCGTCGATGGAGCTGGACTGGCGGTGGACGGCTTCGCCAATGGCTTTGCTGCAGAGCCCGTCGAGAAGGCCCTGGAGGATCTGCAGCCGCACGGGGGTGAGGTAGAGTTGGAGCTGGGCGAGCTGCTCGTCGGGGAGGGCGTCGGAGCTGGTCATGCTTGCCCCTTGATGACGCGATGCGGTACGCGCATACCCAAAGCCTCGTACAGCTTCTTGGCCAGCGCGTAGTCGTGCTTGTCCAGGTAGAGGGCGTGCGCGTCTTCGGTGCAGTTGAACCATTGACGACAGCGATCCAATTCGTCGCGCGTCATCGGCTCCGGCTTGGGGGTGGCAGGCAAGCCAAACTCACGCAGTAAAGCGCGGGCCATCTCGATCTGGAAGGCGAGTGCTTCAGGGAAGTCTTCAAGTGTTGCTTGCTCGTCGATCTGCAAGGCATGGCGCGTGACGGTCTTGCGCAGTGTTTCGGTGTCAAAGGGCACCTCCCCGCTGGGCTGCTGTCCTCGCAACGCCGCCGCCATGTATGCAGCACCACCGGCATGGGCGACGCACAGCATCCGGCGCAGTTCGCGGTTTTCAGCCTGCTCCTGGCTGGCGGGTGGGGTGGCGTAGAGCTTGGTTCCTACCGGCAGGTGTGCCACCGAATCAAAAAACTGCTGCCGACCGGACTCTGAAAGGTCAGGCACTTCGACCACAGCCCCCCCACCCTCTGCGGGCTTTGTTTCCGATGGCCACGTTGCACCCTCCCACTTTCCGGGCTGGTACTCCCGCATCGGGTTGCCCAGTACATCGGTCGGAAACCACGCGCCCGGCGCTGGGAACGGTTTCTTCCCACCCTCTGCGGGCTGGGCGAGGGCGGCCTCTAGCTTTGCCACGGTCGCGCCATGCTTGGATGCCCACTCAGCCGTAAAAAGCCGGTCGTGCATCAGGTCTTTGATTGTTTGCAGCGCCTCGCGC